GCCACCTGGACCGCGGGCCTCCGCAAGCGCCCCCGAGACCAAAGAAACCGCGCGCGGTGCGGCGCGCCCCCTCGAGACCAAAGAAACCGCGCGCGGTGCGGCGCGCCCCCTCGAGACCAAAGAAACCGCGCGCGGTGCGGCGCGCGCGGTGCGCGCTTTCTCGTTCGAGCTGCGCGAAACCGGCGACGACGGAACAGTCGAAGGCTACGGTGCCGTCTTCGGCGCGCCGGACAGCTACGACGATGTCATCGCCAAAGGTGCTTTCAAGGCCTCGCTCGCCGCACATGTCAAAGCCAAGACCATGCCTGCCATGCTTTGGCAGCACGATCCGGCGGAACCGATCGGCGTATGGACCGAAATGTCCGAAGACGCCAAAGGCCTGCGCGTCAAAGGGCAGCTGATCGTCGAAACCGAGCGCGGGCGAGCCGCCCTCGCACTGCTCAAGAAGGGCGCTCTCAACGGTTTGTCGATCGGCTTCGTTTCCAACGAATGGAACTACGATGCGGATTCCGGAATTCGCACCCTGCTCGAAATCGATCTTTGGGAAGTGTCGCTCGTCACCTTCCCGGCCCAAAATGCTGCGCGCGTCACGTCGGTAAAATCGGCGGACGTCGCGAGCGTCACCAGTCTTCGTCTTGCCGAGAAAGCCCTGCGGGACGCCGGGTTCTCGGACGACGCGGCCTCGGCGTTTCTCGCCAGGGTCAAGCGCCTCGCGTTGGACGAGCGGGACGCTCGTAGCGCCAAAGCGCGCATCGATGCCGCCCTCGCGCGGATTGCAGAAACCCTCAAATCCTAACCTCCCCTCTCCGAAAGGACACGCATACCATGTCGAAGATCCTCGTTTCGGCGGGCGCCTTGGCGTTCGCCCACCATGCCGCGTTCCGCGCTCGCCTGCTGGGCGGCACGGCGCTCTACGAAGTCCGCGAAGTCGCCAACCTCGACAGCGTCGCCAAGGCGATCGAGTCGATCGGCAAGACGTTCGAAGAATACAAAAAGGCGAACGACGAGCGCATCGATCAGCTCGCCAAGAAAGGTTCCGTCGATCCTCTCACGGCCGACAAGCTGAAAAAGATGGACGAAGCGCTCGATGTCGTCTCCGAGATCAAGAAGCATCTCGAGAAACTCGAAACGCGCAATGCGCGTCCCGGCGGGGCCGGTTTGCGCGCAGGCGAGGCCGAATCGCCGGAAGCGGCAAAATATCGCCAGGTCTTTCTCAAATGGATGCGCGCCCCTGCGGACGACCAGCGCCGCATGGAAGTGCGCGCTGCCAAAAAGGCGCTCTACAAGCTGTCGCCTGCAAAGGACGACGACGACGGCTTCGAGACCCGCGCGACGCAAACGGTCGCATCGACCGGGGCGGCCGGCGGCTTCGCGTTGCCGGAAATGATCGAGCGCGAAATCCAGCGCCTTTCGCTCGACATCTCGCCCCTTCGCCAGCTTGCGACGGTGCGCACGGTCGGCACCACCGACTACAAGGAGCTGTTCGATCTCGGCGGCGCCGCATTCGAATGGGTCGGCGAGACCGATACGCGCAGCCAGACGAATACGCCCGACATGGCCGAAGTCGCGCCGACCTTCGGCATGGCGTCGGCGAAGCCCCAGGCGTCGGAAGAATCGCTCGACGACCTTTTCTTCGACGTCGAATCCTGGCTCAAGGAATCGGTCGGCGAAGCGATGGCGCAGGGCGAGGGGGTTTCGTTCATTTCCGGCAACGGCACCAAAAAGCCGACCGGCTTTTTGAACGGAACGCCTGTCGCCACGGACGATGCGAGCCGCGCCTTTGGCGTTCTGCAATTCATCGCCTCCGGCCAGGCGGCGGCGTTGCCGACGGATCCCGACAAGTTCCTGGATGTGATCTATGCGCTGCGCGCGCGCTACCGGGCCAACGCGACGTGGCTCACCTCCAAGCTCGTGCTGGCATCCTTGCGCAAATACAAAGACACGACGGGTGCCTATCTCTGGCAGCCGACGCTGACTTCGGCGCAGCCCGACACGTTCATGGGCTATCCGATCGCGGAAGCGGAGGACATGCCGTCGGTCGCGGCCAACGCTTTCCCGTTGGCCTTCGGCGATTTCAAGCAGGGTTATCTGATCGCCGACCGCGTCGGCATGCGGATCACGCGCGACGAAATCACCACGCCGGGTTTCGTGAAATTCTACATCCGCAAGCGCGTCGGCGGCATCTTGCGCAACACGCAGGCGATCAAGCTGCTGAAGATCGCAGCCTGATCGCGGCAAAATCTCGCGCGTTGCGCCCGATGCGCGAAACGACGGCGGCGGGGCTTCGGCCTCGCCGCCGTTTTCGATCAAGCCCAGGAGATGCAAAAATGTCCGACGTAACCGCTGTCGAACAGTGTGTCGCGCGCGTGCGTTCGCCTTTTGCGGGCGTTCCCGACGGCCTCGTGATGCCGAAAAATTTCGCCGAAGGCGAGGAAGTGCGCGGCGATCTCGCGCGCGTCGCCGTCGCGCAAGGTTGGGCCGAACCTGTCTCGGGTTTTGCCGCCAAGCTGAAGCCCGCCGAAACGCCGCCGCGACCGCCTGAACCTGTCGCGCTCGACACGCTCAAGAAAACAGAGCTGGTCGAATTGGCAAAAGGCGAGCTCGATCTCGTGCTCGATCCGGATTCCAAAAAGGATGCGATGATCGCCGCGATCGAAGCGGCCCGCGCGGCGAAGGCCGCCGCCGCTGCCAAATCGTCGGCGAATTGACCGAACGGCCATGCGCGCGCTCGGCACGATGCTGACCCTCGTCGAAGAACCGGAAGTCGAGCCGGTATCGCTCGCCGATGCGAAGACGCATCTGCGCGTGGACGGCACGGACGACGACACGCTGATCGAAACGCTGATCGCGGCGGCGCGCCTGCATGTCGAGCAGGCGACGAATCGCGCGCTCGTATCGCAGACCTGGGAGATGCGTCTCGACCGTTTCCCGTCCTGCAGCGCCGTGGCGATCGAGCTGCCGCGTCCGCCGCTGCAATCGGTCGCGCAGTTTGCCTATGTCGGTCCCGCCGGCGCCGAGCTGTCGCTGACCGTCGCGGATTATTTCGTATCGGCCCCCGTCGGGCCCGCCCCGACGCCGGGCACGATCCAGCCCGGCTACGGCCAGACCTGGCCTGCCGATGCGCGCGATCAGAAACACGCGGTGCGTATCCGCTTCGTGGCGGGCTACGGCGATGCGGCAGCCGTACCGGCCCCGCTCAAAGCGGCGTTGCTGTTGGTGCTTGGCGATCTCTACCAGAATCGCGAAGCGCAGATCGTCGGCACGAGCGTGTCGGACAATGCCACGGTCAAGCGCCTCGTCGATCCATTCCGGGTTGTCTACGTATGATCGCCGCCGGCAAGCTCGACCGCCGCATCGTCCTGAAAACCGTGACGGTCGATACCGACGAATTCAACGCGCCGACCGAAACGCTTTCGGACCTCGCCACCGTGTGGGCCGAGAAGCGCGATCTGCGCGGCCGGGAGTATTTCCAGGCCAATTCCGAAAACGCCCAGATCGAAACCGTGTTTCGCATCCGCTGGCGGTCGGACGTGTCGCCGCTCAATCGCATCGCCTTCGATGGCCGCGATTACGACATCGTGTCCGTTGCCGAGATCGGCCGCCGCGACGGTCTCGAGATCATGGCCAAAGCGCGGGCGGAAGGCTGATGGCGCAATGATCGAAACCAAGATCGCGGGCCTCGCCAATATCGATCGCATCCTCAAGGAGCTGCCGGAGAATATCGCGCGGCGCGAGCTTGGCGGTGCGTTGCGCGCCGGTGCCGGCACGATCGCCAAAGAGGCGAAGCTGCGTGCGCCCGACAGCGACAAGGTGCAAAAGTTCGGCGATCTGCGGGAGAATATCCGCGTTCGCCGGATCCGCGCATCGAACAGCGTGGGTGCCATGGCCTTCGCCGTCACCACGGGCCGCGCTTGGTATGCAAGTTTGGTCGAGTTCGGGCGCGCAGCCGTAACGATTCGCCGCAAGCAGGCGCTTTCGGACGGCTCCAAATTCTACGGCACCGAGGTTGCGGCCGCCCCGGCGCGGCCCTTCATGCGGCCTGCCTTCGATGCCGCAGGTCCGCGCGCCATCGAGGCGATCGCCAAGCGCCTGCGCGCGGGCGTGCTGCGCCAAGCCAAACGGTTTTCGCTCAAGGTCTGATCGATGTTCGAAAAAGCGATCGTCGCCCGGCTGGCAGCCGTCTCCGGCGTCACGGCACTTGTGGCCGCGCGAATTTACGGCAACGCGGCGCCGTCCAAACCGACCCTGCCTTACGTGACCTACTTCCGCGTTTCGACGAACGAGGCGCCGAGTGCGAATCTCGACGGCACGCCCGCCAAGATTGCCTGGGCGAGGCTGCAGTTCGATGCGTTCGCAAAAACCTACAAGGCCGTCAAAGAGCTCGACGACGCCTTGCGCCAAGCGCTGGCCGGCTGGTCTGGCCAGCTTGCAGGCCAAACGATCCACGAAATCCGGCGGCTCGACAGCCGCGACATCTACGAGTCGGAAACGCAACCGCGGCTGCACCGCGTGCAGGCCGACTATCTCGTCTGTTTCAACCTCTAAGGAGTACGCGCCATGGCCGTTCCCAGCAACGCGATGAAATCGCAGCAGACCCGCATCGACGGCATCGTCGCTGCCACCCGTTCCGTCGCGTTCGACAGCGAGGCGAAGACCATCACCGCCGAGACGGGCTCGTTCATCACCGACGGCTTCACGGTCGGCATGGATGCCACCACGTCCGACGACACGAATGCGAGCGTCGGCAAAATCACGAACGTGGCCGCCCTCGTGCTCACTGTCGACGGCACGGTTGCAACCGCAGCGGCCGCAGCGACGACGATCACCGGCGCTGCCAAAATCGGTGAGATCAAGAGCTTCAACGGTCCCGGCGGCCAAGCCTCGGAAATCGACGTGACGACCCTCGAATCGACCGCCAAGGAATTCCTGATGGGCCTGCAGGACGAGGGCGAGATTTCGATGGACGTCAATTACGACCCGGCCGACGTGGGCCAGAAATTCTGCCGCGAGGCTCGCGCCAGCCAAACGCGAAACTCTTACCGCATCACGTTTCCGAACGACGCGGCCACCACGCTGGACTTCCTCGCTTTCTGCAAGGGCTTCTCGCTCTCGGGCGGCGTGGACGACGTGGTCAAGGGCAGCATCTCGCTGCGCGTCACGGGCGCGGTGACGTTCACGTGAAGGAGGCTGCGCCCATGAAAACGCTGTCCCGCGACGAAATCTTCGCCGCGCCCGATCTGCCGCGCGTGGCCGTCGATGTCCCGGAATGGGGGGGCCGCGTGTTCGTGCGCGCCCTCACCGTGGCTGAGCAGGATTCGCTGTTCGCGGAAGGCGGTGTGGAGAAAGGCTACAACGCGCGCCTCGTCGCCTTCTGCACTGTGGACGAAAACGGCGGTCGCATCTTCGTCGATGCCGACTATGCGGCGCTCGCAAAAAAATCGGCCGTGGCACTCGGCCGCTTGATCGTGGCGATCGGCAAGGTCAATGCCGCCACGCCGGTGGCGCGCGAGGAAATCGCGGGAAACTGAAAAGCCAGTCGCGGCGGGCTTTCCTGCTGCGGCTGGCGCTGTCGTTCGGGCTTCCGCCGCGCGAGCTTTCCCAAAGGCTCACCGCGCGCGAGCTGGTCGAGTTCGAAGAACTCTACCGAATCGATCCGTGGGGTCCGGAGCGCGGCGATCTTGCGGCCGGCATCGTCGCAAGCACGATCGCCAACGTCAATCGCGGCCCCAAAAGCGAGCCGTTCCGGCCCGCCGATTTCATGGCCTATATCGACCGCGAAGAACTCGCCGCGCGCGATCGAGAGCGCATGAACGCGAAGATACTGGCGACGCTCGCCCCCGACGCCTTGCGCAAAGGCTCCGGCAAGCGCGGCGGTGGTGCGGCTCAGGGCAAACGCAAACCGAAACGCCTTTAGCTCAAGACGAGAGGAACGAGAGATGTCGCAGTCGATCGGCTCGCTGGTCATCAAGCTCGAGGCGCAGACGGCTGCCTTGCGCACGGACATGGCCGAGGCGCGCCGCATCATCGACCAGAACACCACCACGATGCAGCGCGCCTTTTCGGGCGTAAGCTCGGCTGCGCGGGGTACTGCTGCCGCGATCGGCACGATCGGCGTGTCGCTCGGCATCGGCGCGATGGTCGCGTACGCGCAGCAGATCGTCGAGACGGTCGGTTCGCTCGGCGAGATGGCGGACCAGCTCGGCGTTACGACCGACGGTCTGCAGGCGCTGCAGTTCCAGGCGCTGCAGTCGGGCGCTTCGGTCGAAACGCTCGAAGGCGGCCTTGCCAAATTCGCGCGCAGCGTGGGCGATGCGGCCGAGGGCAACGACGCGCTGCTCGATCGCTTCAAGCAGCTCGGCATCGGCATCCTCGACAGCAACGGCGCGCTGCGCCAAAACGAAACGCTGTTCGGCGAAGTGGCGCAAGCGATCGCGCGCATCGAGGATCCGGCCCGCCAAGCCGCCGCCGTCGTCGACATCTTCGGCAAGTCGGGCCAAAAGCTGATCCCGCTTTTGAAAGACGTGTCGGATGTCGGCATTGCAGGGCTGATCGTGCGCGCGCGCGAAGCGGGCACTGTGGTCGATGCCGAGCTCATCAAGCGCTTCGACAGTTTGAGCGATGCCGCTGCCGTCAATGCCAAGCGCCTCACCGTGTTCGCAGCCGACGGCATCGGCGCCATCATCGACGCGGCCAAGGCGGGCAAGCGTGCGCTCGACGAGATGTTCACCTCGGCCGGGCGGGTGCCCAGCCCCGGTGCCGTGGGTCCGCGCAGCGCGCGCCCAAAGCAAGCGCCGTCGTCGCCGCAAGTGCGGCTCCCGCGCAACCCGCGCGGCGGCACGATCGTGGGCCCGCGCGCCGCCGCACCTGCCGATGTCGGCGTGCCCGATGTGCCGGGCGAAGACGTGTCGGCCCCCGGCCCCAATCAGAACCCCGCATCGACGCGGGATCTGCAAGGCCTCGTCGCGGGCGATCAGCTCATCCGCCAGTTGGCCCTCACGCGGGATTCCCTCAATCTCACCCAAGCGGCCCAGCTTCGCCTGCGCCTCGAGCGCGAGATGGACACGCGCATCGTCAACGGCCAAATCGTCACCGAGCAGCGCTACGCGGCCGAGACGATCAACACCGCCGTCGCGATCCAAGCGCAGATCGATGCCGCCCAGGAACTGCAAGGGCGCCTGCAGGCCGTTTACGACGACGCCGCCGCGCGCGACGCGGCCCAAGCGCGCGAGGTGCAGGGGCTGCGCGATTTGGGCGATGCGCGCCGGGCCTATCTGCGCGATCTCGACGAAGCGGCCGCGCGCCAGCAGCGCGAGATTGCCCTGGTGGGGCAGGGTCGCATCGTCTGGAATCGCTACACGCAGCAATTCGAGATCGTCAATCGCGAGCTCGCGATCTTCAACAAGCAGCAGGAAATCCTCGCCCGCAATCTGGGCCTGTCGCCGGACGAGGCGCGCGCCCAAGCCGAAGCGCAGGTCGATGCGGCAGAAGAGTTGCGCGAGGCGCAGCAGCAGCAGACGGCCGAGGTCAAGCGCCAGCAGGAAACCTACGATTTTCTCGCCAATGCGGGCGAGCGCGCCTTCGATCGCGTGGGCGATGCGATGGCGCAGATGGCGCTCGAAGGCGGCAACGCCTTCGCCAGTCTGCGCAGCATCGCCGCCAGCGTGATCGCGTCGATCTATGCGGATTTTCTCAAACTCGCGATCGCCAACCCGCTCAAGAATCTCCTGCTCGGCACCAATTCGCCGACGCTCGGCGGCACGGGCGGCCTGTTCGGCGATCTATTCGGCTCGAGCACGGGTTTCGGCGACGGCCTGAACACGATCGACACACGCGCCTCGGGCGGTTCGGTTTCGGCGGGCAAGCCTTATCTCGTCGGCGAGCAGGGCCCCGAGCTCGTCGCGTTCGGTGCGGCAGGCCGCGTCTATCCGGCCAACGACACGGCTGCGATTCTCGGCGGCGGCGGTGCCAAGGGCGACACCTACTATCTGGACGCGCGCGGTGCCGATCAAGCCGCGATCGCCCGCCTCGAGCGTCAAATCTCGGCCTTGAACGGCACCCTCGAAAAGCGCGCCTTGAGCGCCTTCGCCGAAGACTACAGCCGGGGCGGGCAGACCTCGAAAGTGATGCGGGCAGGCTGATGGCCATCGCCTATCCGATCTCTCCGCCTGCAGCCCCGACCGCGCGGCGTATCCGCATGCGCGCCTTGTCGGTCGTGGCCGTCACGCAGTCGCCCTTCACGCTCACGCAAGAGGCCCAAGTGTGGCCCGGCCAGAACTGGCAGATCGACGTGTCGTTGCCGCCCATGAAGCGGCCCGAGGCGGAAGCGTGGCTCGGCTTCCTGCTGTCGCTGAACGGCATGGAAGGCACCTTCACGCTCGACATCCCGACCGCGAAAATGCCGCGCGGGCCTGCCGCAGGCACGCCGGTTGCAGACGGCACGCAATCCGCGCGCGCGCGCACGTTGGCCACGAAGGGCTGGACCGCCAGCCAGACGCCCGTACTGCGCGCCGGCGATTTTATCCAGATCGGCACAGGCGCCGACACGCGCCTCCACAAGGTGCTGGTCGATGCAAATTCCGATGACACGGGTCTCGCTTCGCTCGAAATCTTCCCCGGCCTGCGCGCGACCGGCATCGCCGACAATGCCGCGATCGCCACGGCGAACTGCAAAAACCTGTGGCGCCTCGCGTCCAACGAGACGCCGTGGGACATCGACATCGCGCAGATTTACGGTCTCGAATTTTCGGCGAACGGAGTGGTTTGATGGTGGCGCCGAAATGCCGGGGGCCCAAATAATGCCGAGAACCTTATCGACCGCCATGCAGGCGGCGATCTCGGCGGCGACGAAGGCGCCGTGCCTGCTCGTCGAAATCGAAACCGCAACGCAATGGCTTCGCGTCTGGTCGGGGCTTGGCGATCTCGCCTACGATTCGAATATCTACGTCGGCGTCGGCGCGCTCGGCAGCGTGTCGGCCCCCGAAGAGACGACCGATTTGAAATCGACGGGCGTTGTTTTCACGATGACCGGAATTCAGCCTGCCTTGCTCGAGCAGTCGATCTCGGCCATTCGCCACAATCTGCCCGCGCGCCTGCGGTTCGGTTGCAGCGATCTTGAGACGGGTCTTTTGATTGCCGATCCCGTCTTGCTTTTCGAGGGCACGTGCGCGGTGCCGAGCACGGACGAAAACGGCGAAACCTGCACAATTTCGCTGTCGGCGGAAAACATCATGGCCTCGTTGAATCGCGCGCGCGAGATCCGCTACACGCCGGAAGACCAAGCCAATCGCGACGACGGCGACAAGGGTTTCGGTTTCGCGGCGCTGCTGCAGGACAAGTCGATCGTATGGGGTCGCTCGTGAAAAGGAGTTGGGCCTAATGCCGATGCGTCTCCCTGGCTGGGAACTGCGCTTGGCCGAGCTGGTCGATCGCTTCGACCGCAGCACCTATTCGTTGGGTTCGAACGATTGCTTCCGCCTCGCGTGCGAGACCGTCGCCGCCCTGACCGGGCGCGATGTGTGGCCGCAATTCGAAGGCAAGTATGCGACGCGCGCCGATGCGATTCGCCTTATCCGCAGCGTGGCTTCCGATGGCGAAGGGGCCGATCTCAAGCGCGCGGTCGAGATCGTCTTTGGCGTCGAGCCCGTGTCGATCTTGGCGGCCGGTCGCGGCGATCTCTATCTCTTCGTCCAATCGCTGCCGCATTTGGGCGTGGGCCTGGGCGCGCAGGTGGGCGTGATGCTGCCCGCAGGCCTGGGTCTCGTGCGCATCGACGACAAGCGGCTCCAAGCCGCGTGGCGGGTCTGACATGCCGGGCAGCGTCGTCGCCGCCGTCGCGGCAGCCGTTTTCTCGGGCTCCACTTTCTCGGTCGCGGCCGGACTCACGCTGGGTTTTTCGTGGAGCGCTTTCGGCGGATCCCTCATTCTCGGCGCGGCCTCGTCGCTTCTGCAATCGAAGCCGAAGGGCAGCGGTGCGGTGGCGAGCTTCGACCGCCAGGCCCAAGACCGCACCGTCACGGTGCAGGAGGCGGTCGGCAAGGGCAAAATCCATTTCGGCCGGCTGCGTCTCGGCGGCACGCGCACGCTGGTCGAGAAAACCGGCGGCGACAACGGCACGCTGCATATTCTGATTACGCTATCTTGCAACCCGCTCAAGGGCATGGACGAGCTGTGGTTTGCCGACGAAGTGGTCCCGCTCGATGCCGACGGCAACGCGACCGGCAATTACGCGGGCTACGCCAAGGCGTGGTTCGGCGACGGCACGACCGAAGGCGACGCCACGCTCAACGCCAAGCTCAAGGAGGCTTTGCCGGAAAAATGGACCGACGCGCATCGGCAAACCGGCTGCGCAAAGCTCTATGTGCAGCTCACCTGGAATTCGGACAAATACGCCAACGGCGTGCCGAACATCACGGCCGTGTGTCGTTGCGAAGCTGCGGTCTACGATCCGCGCGACGGTTCGACAGGCTGGACCGACAATGCCGCTCTCGGTCTGGCGCGCTATCTCACGATTCCGCAAAATGCCGGCGGATTCGGCGCGGCGTGGTCCGAGATCGACGAAGCCGAGCTCGCTGCCGCCGCCAATATCAGCGACGAGATCGTGCCGCTGCGCGCCAAGCAAACGACATTCACGGCAGACCCGTCGACGAGCACGCTGGCACTCGCCGACAACGATATGAATCTGGTGACGGGCTCGCAGGTGCGCGTCACCAGCGGCTCGCTGCCGGGCGGCCTTATTGCCTCAAGCAATCTCTTTGCGATCTTTTTGAGCGACCTCATAATCAAGCTCGCCGCAACGGAAGCCGACGCCCAGGCCGGCACTGCCGTCACGCTCACCTCGGCCGGCAGCGGAACGCACACGATCCGCTTGAGCACGAATTTCACGGCCGACCCCGAGACCGATCTTATCGCGCTGTCGAGTGTTCAGGCGCGGTTGCGCACGGGCACGGTCGTTCGGCTGTTCACCGATGGAACGCTGCCCGGCGGGCTTGCCGCCGAAACCGACTATTTCTTCTGCGAAACGGGTTCGAAGGTCGGCGGTCTCGCGGCATCGCTCGCAGACGCGCGCAGCCGCGTGCTGATCGACATCACGAGTGCCGGCAGCGGCGCGCACGAAATCGAGGCGACCGGCGAGCCGCGCTACACGGCCAACGGCACCGCCGCCACGGAATCGACGCCCGACAAGATCATCGGCGACATGCTCTCGGCAATGGGCGGGCGCCTGATCCGCTCCGAGGGCAAGTGGATCACCCGCGCCGGTGCATGGCGCGCCTCGTCGCGCACGCTCGGCGCCGACGATTTGGTCGAGGGCTTCAAGGTTGCATGGCGGCGCGAGCCGCGCGACGTGTACAACGGCGTCAAGGGCACGTTCGTGGACCCGGACGGCGGATGGCAGGCGACGGACTATCCGTCCGTCGCACCTGCCGCTTTCCTCGCGGAAGACCAGAATATCCGCGCCTGGGCTTCGAGATATTCGCTTGAATTCACGGTGTCGCCGAGCATGGCGCAACGCTTGGCGCGCATCGAGCTCGAGCGCGTGCGCCGGCAGATCGCGACGAATCTCGTCTGCAAACTCTCGACCTTCGACACCAGGGGCGGCGACACGATCGCGGTCGATTGGTCGCGCTACGGCTGGTCGGCGAAGACCTTCGAGGTTACGCGCTTCAAATTCGCCACGCGGTCGGACGGCGCAGGCGCAGGCGGCGGGGCGCCCGCGATCGTCTGCGAAATGGAACTCGCCGAGATCGACGCGAATGTCTATGCGTGGAATGCCGATACGGACGAGGCCTCCATGTCGCCTGCGGTGCGCACGAACTTGCCGAGCGCATCGACAGTGGCAGCCCCCACGAACCTCGTTCTGTCGTCGGGCACCTCCGAGCTCGACACGCGCAACGACGGCACGGTGTTTTCGCGCCTCAAGGCCGCGTGGACGGCACCCGACGATGCCTTTGTCGTCTCGGGCGGCTTGATCGAGATCCAATACAAAAAATCCGCCGACGCGACATGGCAGCCGAGCGAATTCACGCAAGGCAGCTCGGTCTTCTACCGCATCCTCGATGTGGCGGATGGCGAGGCCTACGACGTGCGCATTCGCGCGCGCAACTATATCGGCGCCACGTCGCCCGATTGGGTCACGGCGACGAACCATGTCGTGATCGGCAAGACCGCCGCACCCAGCGACGTGACGGGCTTTGCCGCCGCCGCCAACGGCTCGGCCGCCGTGCTGCGCTGGACCGCGATTTCGGATGTGGATCTCGACGGCTACGATCTGCGCTATTCGGCCGACACGGTCGATGCCTGGACGAGCGCCACGCCCTTGAGCCAGGCCACGGGTGCGACGTCGCTCACCACGATCGCGGTGCCGCCGGGGGCGTGGCGCTTTTATATCAAGGCGCGCGACAATTCGGGCAACCTCTCGGCCAATGCCGCCACCGCCGATGCAACCATCGGCTCGTCGGCCACGGCGCAGACAATCGTGTCGCAGGCGCAGCATCCGGATTGGATCGGCGCCAAGACAAACTGCCACGTGCACTGGACCGGTGCTTTGGTTGCGAACGGCACCGTGCTCGCTTCCGAAATGAGCGACGCCGATCTGTGGGACACGTTCAACGCATTCCCGGTCGAGACCGCGATCTACGAATCGCCCGAGATCGATCTGGGTCTCGATGCGACCGTCACTTCCTACGCTGCGACGGCCGCGCGCTTGGGTGCAGGCGAGACCGTGGGTGCGCCCAACGCCGTGCTCGAGCAGGATTCGAAAACGGCTTCAGGTTCCTATGGCGGATATGTGGAGCGCGCTTCCGACACGAAGACCGCGCGCTATGTGAAGCAGCGCATCGTTTTGCGCAGCAGCGACGGCAAACAGGTCGCGACCGCTTTTACGGCGACGATCGAGGCTGAGGCGCGCGAGGAGCAGGCAAGTGCGGCAGCGGTCGCTGTCGGCGGCACTTCCATCACATTCGCGCGGCCCTTCTTCGCCGTGCCCAACGTGCAATGCACGCCCGTCGGCGGCGGGGCGCAACAGGCGTGGGCCGAAAACGTCACCGCAACGGGCTTCACGCTGCGCACCGCGACAGGTGCGGGTGCGGTCGTTTCGGCGACAGCCAATTGGTTCGCAAAAGGAGTTTGAAAAATGGTGGCCCCCTGGATCGCACCGGACAATACGTCGCAGGTGGGAAACGAATACAAAGGAAATATCGACAATGCCATCGTCGCGGGTGCGCGCGTCGCCATCGCGTTTCTGCCGCAAGCGCAAGACGCGCCCGACATGACGATCAAGGTTCTGGGCGGTGCCCTGATGATCTCGGGCGGCTTGACCGAAATCGCCGCGCAGAACACCGGCACGATCGCGGCCCCGGTCGGCAATCCGCGCATCGACCGCGTGGTGCTCGATCCGAGCACGGGTGCTGTCGAACTTGTGACCGGCACGGTCGCGGCTTCGCCCGTGGCGCCGACGATCCCGGACGGGCGCCTGCCGATCTGCCGCTTCCAGCTTGAGACGAGCACGACCGCCATTGCGAATTCAATGATCGTGGACGAGCGCGCGGCTGCAACCGGGACGGCAGCGCTTTACGATGTTGGTACGGGCTCCAACCAGATTCCGCGCAACAGCGACCTTAGCACCGGGACCGCCACGATCACGGCGGGCGAAGCGCTGGCCGACCGCGATCTGATCTATCAGGACGTGTTCAACCAGCGTGGCGGCGGTGCCGATCGCTGGTACGAGGTCGATACCGACACAACCGTCTCGGTGCGGATCGGCCCCCGCATCGGCATCGCTTTGGCCGCGATCGCATCGGGTGCAAGCGGGTCGGCGCAGCTGCGCGCCGGTCGCGTCTCCGGTTTTTCGGGCTTGACGGCGGGCCAAGCGGTGTTCGCAAGTGCCACGGCCGGTGCTGTCACGCAGACGGCGCCCGCCATTCCGGCCAGCGGCACGCAGAACGCCACGCGCCTGATCGGCTATGCGGCAAGCGCCACCGAAATCGATTTCGACCCAGAGGACGATACTGTTTTCACGGCGCGCAATTCGTCCGTTGCCGTCGATGGCACACTGACGGTCCAGCATTGGGTCGATACCGGCGGCCGCGAGCGCGAGCAGGCGGCGTATCTTGTGCAAGTCTCATCGACGGCAGCAGTTTCCGGCGGCACGGGGACGAGCATTGGCGATTTCACGAGTGCCGCTGGCCTAGCAGCCGTTTTCAACGGGTTCACGAGCCAATCGATCGAAGGCTCTGGTACGAAAGTCGGAACGTCAGGCTATGTCGGGAAAACGTACAGCCCAGGAAAATCGATCCAGCAAGCGGTCGTCTACGGAAGCTTCGATGCGGGCTACGTGCGTTCGATAAATCCTACCGTAACGCTCGTCTTGCGTGGAAAAACCGGAACCGCGCCAGCCAGTCGCACCGACGGGACGCAGCTCGGCACTCTCTCGTTTACCGATACGGGAAACGAGAGTGCCAGCCCGCGAACGGTTGCATCCACCGACCAGACGACGGTTTGGAATCACGTGTGGATCGATTTTTCGCACAACGGCGCGTCGAGCGAATGCGCGATCGCGGAGATAACCTTCACGGAAATCACAGGCACAGCGCGCGACGAGCCGCTGACCATCGGCGGCAGCATCGCCAACGCGACGTCGACCGACCGCGTGAACGTGCGCTACGACGACGGCGCAGGTGCGAACGCCGACACGCGCACGACATTCATCAATCGCACGGGTGCCACGCGCGATCTGGTTGGGGAGGTGGTGCTTTGAGCGAGCTTTTGCACGATCTCGACAAGCGCGTTTCGACGCACGAAGCGGTCTGCGCCGAGCGCTACGAGGCTATCGAGAAGCGGCTCGATCAGGGCGCGAAGGTGATGCGCGAGCTGCGCCTGCTGATCTACGCGATCGTCGGTCTGCTTGCGTTGGGCGAAGGATCGATTTTGGAAGTGGCGCGGCGGCTGTTGCTCGCCGGAAACTGAAGGAGCCCCGTTTATGAACGATCGACAGACCCGCGCGGCACCGTCTGGCTCGGAGCTGGCTGCAGCGGTGGGCGGCGTGTTGCCGGAAACCGTCGCGGCCGTCACCGACGCGATCGCGGCGGCAGGGGCCGCGATGCCCGCACGCAATCTCTTTGCAGGCCCGCTCGCCGTGGCGTGCAAGCGCTTCGATATTCTCACGCGGTTTCGCCTCGCGCATTTCGCAGCGCAGCTCGGGCACGAGAGCGGCGGCTTCGCGCGGCTCGAAGAGAATCTGAACTACACGGTCGAGCGGCTGCGGCAGGTCTGGCCGGATCGATTCGGCACGAATGCGACGGCCGAGCCCTATGCGCGCAATCCCGATGGGCTGGCGAACCTCGTCTATTCCGGTCGTTTGGGAAACGGCCCGCCGGCATCGGGCGACGGGTGGCGCTTTCGCGGGCGCGGCCTGATCCAGCTTACCGGGCGCTCGAACTATCGCGCGGCGGGTGCCGCCCTCGGCATCGCGCTCGAGCGCGATCCCGACGAATTGCTGAAGCCCTGGAACGCGGCCCTGATCGCCGGATGGTTTTGGGGCCGTGCGCTTTGCAACGGCCACGCCGACAAGGGCGAGGCGGGGTTGGCGACGATCACGAAGGCGATCAACGGCGGCCATCACGGCCTCGAAGATCGCGCCAAGCGCTACGCGCGCGCACTGGCGGCATTGGCGATGCATCCGGAAAAACTGGAGGACTGAAACGTGGATTGGAAATCGATCTTGGGCAGCGTGGCACCCACGCTTGCGACGGCTGCCGGCGGCCCGCTGGTCGGCACGGCGGTCAAGCTGCTCGGCGGCCTGCTGCTTGGTCGCGACGACGCGCCGGAAGCCGAGGTGCAGAAGGCGATCGCCTCGGGCCTAACGCCCGATCAGATCGTCGCCCTCAAAAAACTCGACGCGGATTTCCGCACGCAGATGCTGCAGGCCGGCGTGAAGCTCGAGGAACTGGCCGTCGACGATCGCAAGGACGCGCGGCTGATGCAGCGCGAAACCAAAAGCTGGGCGCCGGGAATCATCGCCTGCTTCGTTCTGGCCTGCTGGGGCGCGGCGCAGCTCGGCCTTGTCGTGTGGGGCATGCCGCCGAAAACGCCCGAGCCCATCGTAACGCGCGTGCTCGGCATGCTCGATGCAGCCGCGCTGCTCGTGCTCTATTTTTTCTTCGGCAGCTCGGCGCGCTCGGCTCAAAAAGACGACACGATCAAGACGCTGGCGACGCGCTAAACCGGCGACCGCCGTTCGCTTCAAGCCCGCCCTGGGAAACCAAGGCGGGCTTTTGCCCGTTTCAGGCCCGCGAACCAAGGCGCCCGAGTGCAGCCTCGAGCGCGCGCTCTTCCGGTGTTTCTGCGGCGGTCTCGATACGCTCGAACTGCGCGCGACGGCCGACGCGTTCTGTGGCCGCGATCACGATGTCGTTCGCGAGCGGCTGTATCGGATTGCCTTTTTTTTCCGAAAGGCGAATTTGCGCGACGCGGCCGTTCGCGGACTCGATGTCGATCGCATCGACGATCGCGCGCAGATTTCGCGCAGCCGCCATGCCGGCGGCGGCTGCGCGCATCTGCAATGCGACGCCCATCGGCACGCGGTAGGCGCCGTTGGCCCAGCGCTTGACGCTGCTCAAGCCGCAGTCGAGCAGCCGTGCGGCGCTGGGCCGCCACTCCGGGCCGTAAAGCGCGGCGCCGATGGCCGCGAACTCGGCCGCTTCCATCGGCGCGTCGATCGTCACGCAGATTCTCCGGTGAAGAAGCTCGCGTTCGCCGCGCGGAATTCCATCAAATAGAGCTTGCCGCGCGCGCGACCGCGCGCCATTTGAACGCGATTCCAAATATGAAGCTGCTGCTCGCCGAAGGTCACGGTTTCGTGTGGCGCGCCGTGAACCCTGCAAAAATCGTGATAGGTCTCCTGGGTTTCGACGACGTCGGTGCGATCGATCGCGACGTCGAGCGCGTCGGCGCGCGCCGCTTCGCGGTACTCCGGAAGCATGTCGGCGAGGACGATGGCGCTGCGGAACGCGTCGCGGTCTGTGTCGGTGAGTGCGGTCATAAGGGCCTCCTGCCCGTCTTGGCCGGAGCCCAACGCCCCGACTGAATGAACCTATATTAGGGTCATTCGGTTGGGGCGTCAACGACTATTTTGAAGAATCTGCGCTCGGTGACGGCGGCGGTGCCGACTGCCGTTTTTGTTCGTTTGGCACCAGCGGCAGCCCGGCCGCGCGCTTGCCCTCGATCTCGGCTATCGCGGACTGCAACGCTACGAATCGGTCATTCGTGGCCGGATGCGAGCTCGTGTGGCTGATGCCGCCAGGGTTCTCGACCGCCATGCGGCGCCAAAAAGTGGGCGCGTCGGCGATCGCGTAGCCCGCGCGCGCCATCACATAGAGCCCCACATAATCCGCCTCGGCTTCAAAATCGGGCGAGTTCGCATTGGCGGCCGCATTCGAAAACGCGCCGCCGGTGCTCACACCGGTGAGGCCTTGGAACAAGCCGTCGAGAATAGCGCCCAAAACCGCGTTGCCCTTTTTGGCGTCGATATGGTCGCGCATATTGTGGGCAAGCTCGTGCGCCACGATCAGCGCCAATTCCTCGTCGGTCGCGGCGAAGCGAACCATGCCCGAGAACATCACGATTTTGGAGCCGTCGGCATAGGCGTTCAGCTGCGCATTCGTCTGATAGACGACGGGATAATCGCAGGTCGGAACGCGCTGCAGGGTGATGTCGATTTTCTCGCCACCGCGCACGATTGCGAGCGAAAGCGCAGGGTCCTTGGCGGCGATCGCTTTGTCGGCGGCGGCCATGCCGTCACGCCCGGTCGGGATCGGCTTCTCGCCGATCCGCACGATATTGTCGCCGACTTGGAGGCCCGCTTGCGCGGCGGGGCCGGCGAGCGCGACGCTGCCCACGCTGATATTGGCGTCGATCCCCTTGTCGGCGGCGGCGGCGCGCATGGCGCCAGTGTACATGTCGAGCGTGCGCAGCGAGAAGCCGCCCGAATGGCGCAATTTTGTGCCGCAAAGTTCGGCGCCTGCGGTGAGCACGCGGAATGCGACGTTGTTGAGCCGTTGGCGTTGGCGCTCGAGATTCTCGAAAGCGAGGCCGCGTTGCAGCTTGGCCTCGGCGTTGGATGCAGCCGAATCGACCGTCGGCCGCTCGGTGGTCGGCGCGCAAGCACCGAGTGCGAGGACGGCGGCAGAAGCAAAGACCAGGACGATCAGGGGCTGCAACTTCATGGATTGCTCTCTTTGTTTGTGGGCGCGGGGCTATCTTGCAGAGATTGCAATGCAGGGTCAAATGCTCGCTCTTGCGCGCAGGCACCACGGTCGCCGCCGCATCGGGACTTGCATCGGGACTTTGGTGCCGAATTGGGCGCTCTTTGGCCCGTTTCGTTCACAGTGTTCTTATGAAAATCAATAACTTAAAGGTCGGTCAGGGTCTTACAAAACCGCTGCTCTACCGCTGAGCTAAACCGGCGATCTGTTTTGGATCAATGCTTTATAGGCTATTTCACGATCTTCATTATGGGCCATCGGGAACGCGCATCGGGACTTTGCGCTGGAGCTTGCATCGCTTCTACCGCCGCTCGTTTAGCCTGATCGGAGATTTTTGTGTAGCGTTTTGTTGTGGCCGAACTCGTGTGGCGCGCGAGATCCTGCGTTGTCGCCGCACTCGCCACCTGCGCCACCTGGGTGATGAAGGTCGCGCGCAGATCGTGGAAGCGGAATTCGCCTGCCACGCCCGCGCGCTTCAGCGCACTCGCCCAGGCCTTGCGCGCGTTCTTGATCGTGCGCGGTGCTTTGGGCTTGTCGGTTTCCTTGTCCCGGCCGGGCGGCGTGTAGACGATCAGCGCGGCCGCGCGATCGCTGGGCGCGCGCGCGGCCGCGTCGGCCGCCAAGCGCGCGAGCAACTGCATCGCCTCTTCATTCGCCGGCATGAATTCGTCGCGGCCCGCTTTCGTCTGCGCGGCCGGCAGGCGATAGCCGCGATTCTCCCAATCGATGCGGCCGACCGTGGCGCCAAAAACTTCGTCCAGGCGGAAGCCGAAGAGCCGGACCAGGGCGGCTGCGTCGCGCAGATGGGCGGGCGTCGCGGGATCGGCCTCGATGCGCGCGACGATCTCGAGCGGCACCGGATTGGGATCGCGCTTGTCCTCGGCGAGGCGCTCGATCGCCGGCATGAATTCGAGCAGCGGGCGGCCGCCCGGCCCGCGCGTGGCGTGCGCCAAGCGCAGCAGCGCCGACAACTGGTCGAGATAGCGGTTCGTGCGCGCGGCCGATCGCGTGCGGCCGGTGGCGCGATGCAAGGATGCGGGCAAGGATGCGGGCAAGGCGGCGACGTCGGCTGGTTTGCTGCCGTTCTTCTTCGCCGGACCGCCGCACCAGACCTTGACCGGCTGCGCGCGCGCGAAAGCGCGATATTCCATCCAGCGCTGGGCGACGTCTTCGATGTTTGCGGCGGCCCCGAAAAACCCGACGATCTCGGCGAGCGCGTGTTTGATGTCGCGCCAGTTCGCCAGGTGCTTCGCCTCGGCCGCGCGCGCGGCGACGGCTTGGGCGAGCGTGTATTCGCCGGGCTTCGCGAGCGCGTGGCGTTGGTCGAGGCGGGCGGCGACGCGCGCGGCGTCTTCGGCGGCTTGGGCCTGACGCTTGGATTGGGCTTGCGTGCCGTCGGGGTTTTTCGCACGGCGGTTGAAGCGACGCCCGCCTTCGCGGAAATCGTAGAGCCAACAATTTTGGCGTGCGTCGAAAAAGACGGTCATGGCGTCAGACTATGCCCAGCGCCTTCAGATTGGCAATGGCGGCGCGATGCAACGCGGTGCTCGCTGCACCGCTGGCGGTCGGGCTGTTGGGGGCGAGAGGGCGTTTGTTCGCTGCGTCGGCGGGCGACGCATCGGACTCGAGTCTGTGTTGGCGGCGCCAAGCTTCGATCGATGCCAGCGACAAACGCGGCTCGCCGCGCCGCGCAGGATCGGCCGACACGCGCCAGCCGGTCAATGCGCCGGCCTTGACCAAGCGGCGCACGGTCGAAGCATCGCAGCCCAGCAGCTCGGCCGCGCGCGCGACCGTGACGCCGCGATCGAGATCCGCGTCGCGAATCTCCGAAAGCTCGGGCGCTTCGCGGATCTGCGGGCGGCGTGTGGCGGGTCGGGGCGGCACGGTCAGGCGAAATGCCTCAAATAAATCGCGATCCCAAAGTAAACGACCGCATAAAAGAGCCCTGTCGATTTCGAAATGTGCGGGGCGGCCATCACGGTGGCCGCGAGAAGCCAAAGATCGGGCTCGGTCATGGTGTCGCCGTCGCGGTCGAAATCGGTTCGGACCATTTCGGATCGCAGACCGCGCACAATTCTGCGGTGCGATTGATCGTGTAGCGGTTGCCCAAGCCGCTGCAGGCCGGGCAGCGCGCGCGCGGGATCGGCTGATGTGCCGCGAAATCGGGATCGTCGATATTCGCGTGCACCGTGCGGAACGTGACGGCGGCGACCCAGGGGTTTGCGGTCCATGCGCCGTCGCCGTTGATCGACTGCCACAGGGCGGCGAACGCGGCCTCTGGCGTGTTGCCTGCTTGCCCTTCGGCAGCACTCCACCACCCGCCCGGCGCCCGATAAACGCCCTCGGCAATTGCGTCGGCCTCGATGATCGACTGCAGCCGCTCGACCTTCACGGCCTCGACGATCAGCGTGAGGCGGCTCGCCCAGCGCGGCATGTGGATCGCCACGCGGGTTTTTCCCGGTCGCTGGTCGGCCTCGGTGAAATTCTCGCGTTCGCCATCGGCTTCGTATTGGATCGGCGCCCAGGGGCGGCGGTATCCCGCATCAAGACATGACGCCTCGATCTTCTTCGGCTTGAGCGCGTCCATGCTGGCATCGGTGCGCCACGTCTCGCGCACCCACAGCCGGTCGCCGGACCGGTAGGTCGTGGCCAAATCGAGATAGGCAATGTCGTGGTCGGTCGGACGTTCTTTTGCGAGCAAAATTGATTCGGGCCAGTCCGTCTCCCATCCCCAGTTCGACGGATCGCTCGTGTCGCCTTTTGGGCCAAAAAAGCTCGGAAGACGGCCATTGTGTTTGATGATGCGCCGGGTCTGCTGCTTACGGCCATTGAGCAACGCGCGCACCATCTGCGCGGTGAACAGGATCGGGCGGTCGGTCATGCGGTGCCCCCGGCTTTGTGGGTGAATCTGTCCGCGACGACGGCGCTCGCCCGCAAGAACTGGATCGCCATGTCGATGCCTTTGTCGCGCTCAGGCGAAGCGGGTTGCGTGCCAAAGAAAGTGCCGCACAAATAGGCCATGGCCATCGGATAGTGCCGCGCGTCGATGCCCGCTTTTTCGTACATCTCTTGCGTCTGCTCGATGAGGCGATTGAAGCTTTCGAGCAGCCCTTGCTCTTGCAGAATCACGGCGTAGCTCGCGCGGAACTCTGTGCCGTTCGGTTGGCCGCATTTGGGGCTCAAGGGCCATTTCCAGGGCTTGTGCTCGGTCATCGGGCGATTCTCCAAAGCGCATAAACAATCCATGCGGCGGTGCAGATGGCGGCCAGGGCGAAAAGGGCGACGATAGAGGCCACACTGCCGACAGCGATCGCGGCGGCCCATAACAGAACTTCGACGGGCGTCACGCTTTCACCTGCGGATAGGAATCGTGGGTGCGGTCGTCGAGCGTGCGGCCGGCGCGGTTTTTGCGCACACGGCTCATGAAAATCTTGCCGTCGCGATACTCGGTCGTCGGATGATGTTCGCCCCACTGTTTGAAGAAAAACGCCACGTCGGAGGCTTCGCATTGGTCGCGCAACTGGCGCGCCCACTCGATCTGCATCGGGCGCGCGTCGGGGCCGGACTCGCCGCCGACCACGACCCAGTCGAGGCGGGCGCTGTAGGGCTGTATCAATTCTACCGGCCCGAGCAGCGGCTCGGCCGAGATCCAGCGCACGGCGGCCGGCGTGTCGAGCAGCAACGGAATGCGCTCGTTTGCCCGGCGCTGGTCTTCGACCGACACGCCGAGCCAGACGTTGGGCAGGGGCATTTCGAGTGCGCCCTTCCGAGGAATGGCATGACGCGCCGGAATGGCATTGATCGCCACGCAAAGCGCGATGTTGCCCATGCCGTTGCGCGCCCGCAGATAGTCCCGCATGCGCTCGGGCCGCTTGGTCAGCACCTGGAACGTGTGCTGCGGGGCAAGCGCCATCACGGCGAAGACGCGGTCGATCGTCTCGTCCGACACGCCCTCGGCGAACAAGTCCGACATGCTGTTGACGAAGACACGGCGCGGCTTGCGCCATTTGAGCGGATCGAGCAGCGCCGTTTCCCAGACGCGCACCTCGCCGGTCCAGACCGGCTTGCCGTTCACCACGCGCGTGAGGCCCTTGTATTTGGCCTGACCGATCAACTCGCCAAGCCGGTGCGCCTCGCCCATCGCGTAGCAGTTCTTGCAGCCGGGCGACACGACCGCGCAGCCCGCGATCGGGTTCCAGGTGGTTTCGGTCCACTCGATTCCGGTTTTTGTGCTCACGATGACACCTCGTTCTGTGTGGGGGGGGCTTGCGGCTCGGCGGACGGCGGCTCGGCGTTCGCTGCCGGGAAAATCTCTTCGTGGTTTCGCGTTTGGCCGAAACGCCACGGGATCAATTTTATGTTGTGGTCGGCCTGCCACGCATCGACCAAGGCTTCGAAGCGCGCCTGCAGGTCTTTCCATTGGGCCTCGGTCACGTCCTTGGTGATGCTGTCGCCTTCTTCGCCCTGGTACTCGGCCAAAGCGCCGCCGTCTTCGAGGTGGTCGCTCACGTATGTGGCCAGGTCGATGAACGGGCCGAGGCGCAGTTCTTCTTTCGCGGCTTCGACCACGAAAATGGATTTCCGGGCGTCTCTCCAGTCGTTCGGATCGATGCCGTACCTCTCCAGCGCCTCTTCGATCGCTTCGTCGCGCGTTTCGAACGGTCCGTGGTAGGTGTCTTCGTTGTCGCCTGACCACCACTGCCAGACGTGTTCGGCCGGGGCGGGGGGCGGCGGTGTGGGGGGCGGCGGTGTGGGTTGGGATGAAGCGAGGCGCGTCGCGAGGCCTTGTGCTTCGCTCGTGGCGTCGAACTTTTCGACGATCGCTTGGCCGAGATCGATGCCGGCGGACAAAGCCGTGAGATCGGCGCAGATCGCGACATCGGCGAGTTCGGCCGCCAGATCGGCCGTCGTGGCGCGACTGCCTTGAAGCCCGAGCTTTTCGCGCTCGAGCTTCTTGACGATGTTGCAGGCCTCGCCGGTTTCGCCGGCGAGCTCGATCGCGCGGAAGCCGAGACCGATCTTCTGGTCGGAGCGGCCCCACTCGATCTGGCGCGCGGCGTTGGCGGCGCGCAGGCGTTCGAAAGTCAACATGGCAATCCTCTTTGGGGGGCGGGTTCAAATCCCGAGCGCTTGGCGGTACAGGTCGACCATCTCGTCTTGCTCTTTGCGCTGGTCGTCGGGGAGTTTTTTGAGGGCGATGATCTTGCGCATGATCTTCGTGTCGAAGCCGTTGCCCTTCGCCTCGCTGTAGACATCGCGAATGTCGGTCGCGATGTCCGCCTTCTCGGCTTCGAGCCGTTCGATCTTGTCGACGAACACGCGGAGCTTCTGGGCAGCGATGCCGCCGGCTTCGACGGGCTGCTGCGTCGGCGGTTTGACAATGCCGTTTGCAACCAAGGCGGCAGCAACGCCGCTGTTATGGCCGATGTCGCTCATCGTGTTTTTGCCTTTGCTGCCCGCCGCGCATTCAGCGCGCGGGTGCGGTCGTTGCGTTTGGCGACGCCGATCTTGCAGGCGTGCACGCGCACGGCACGTTCGGGGCGTCCCAGCGTCTCGGCGATCTCGGCGTAGGATTGGCCGATCGCCCGGCGCTGCGTGAGCTGCAATTCTTCGAAGCCGGTCCACAGCGCGCCTGCGCGCGGGTGCGTTTGCGCGGCGGCGGTCACGCCACGCGATGTTTCTGCGAAAACATGTTCGCCGCGAAACATTTCGGGATTTGCGCGATCCGATCCATCGGTGGGGCTGGCGCCGGTCATACGAGCCGCCGGATTTCGTGCGCGAGGCGGTTGGCGCTCGCCATTTCTGTGGGCCAAGATCGCAAAATTTCGCCGACGCATTTTCTGGCCAAGTTCGAATGCTCGGCGATCTGCGCTGCGCTGAACCCAAAATCGGTCGGATCGTCGAAGAACACGATCGCTTCACACAGCAGCGCGATCTGATCGACATGCTGAACCTCGGCGTCTTCCGTGCTGGTCGGCGGATGGATGCCGAAGGCGGTTCGGATCGCTTCGTCCCACCGGTTCGCCAACAACCTGCGCGCGGCCGTGAACGCGTAGGGGCGCAGCTCGGGATAAAGCTCGGTCAAGGCCGCATCGAAGGCGTGCTGCTGCGGGCTGGTCGTGTCGCCGATATAGGCTTCGTGCCCATCGTGCAGCAGGATATGCGGCATCGCGGAGAACGAGACGCCCATCGGGCTCGCCAGATCGCCGCACAGCAGCAGATGGTGCGCGACCGACCAATTCATGCGCGCGTGGCCGTTGAAACGCGGCAGGCGCGCAAGCGACTCGCACATTTCGTTGAGGCGCACATCCGCCGCGCGCGGATCGACAAGCGACATCAGCTGGCCGCGCCACGTCGCCATGCGCGCGCGCGTGGCTTGGTTGTTCGATTTTGCCGCTTGCATCGAAGCCGGGCCGCTCATGCGCGCACCCACATCGGTTCGAGCGCCGGTTCCCAGCGATAGCCGTTTCCGACGAGAAACGCATGCGCGTCGCGCAAGCCCAAGGCCACGATAGGCATGCGCGTGTTCGCATCGCGCAGCTCGACGCCAAGGCGCTGCGCGCGCGTGGCAGGATCCTGCGCTTGCGCATCGAAAAACAGCACGATCGCCTGCGGCAGGCGGTCTGGCTGCGGGAGGGCAAAAAGGCGGGTCATGGCGACTCCGGATTGGTTTCAAGCGCCGCGTGCGTATGGGCGGCATGGGTAGGGTTGGTGCCGCGCGTGCAGCCGGCATAGGCCGGGGTCGCGGCAAGGGCGCGGGCCATGTCGGCGGCCTGGGCACCGGCCAGACGCGGCGGCTCGCCGTGGCGGGCCAACAGCAAGCGCACCTGCTCGTAGGAGAGGTTGAAGGCGCGCGCGAGATCGTCGTAGCTGCGGCCGATCGCGCGCAGCACCAGGAAACGCGCCAGACGCTGGCCGATGTCCGGGCAGGGCGGGTCGCCTGCGATAGGCTCCGGCACGGGCGCGAAGCGCATGTTCTCGAAAAGCGATGCGGCGGCGGCACCGACAGCGCTGCTCGCAATGGCACCCAGCGTGCCCGGCGGCAGATCGCGCAAGGGGAGCGGGGCGCTCATGCGCGCCCCCGATCTTTGGCGCGTTCGACAAGCATGGCGTCGGCAAGCTCGTAGGACAGCGACGCAATGCGTTCGGCGACTGTTTGCCCTGCTGGATCCGCAGCATCGGCCAGCGCCTTGGCTGGACCTTTGTGCGAACCGGCCGACAGCAACTCTGCGTGCATCGCGCGCGCCGCAAAATAGTCGCGCAGGTCCATGCCTCGCGCGCCTGTGCGCGTGAGTGTGGTGCCCTCGTGTCGGTCCGCGCAGGGAAAGGCGGGCGGGTTGAGAGTTTTCATGTTAGCGAGCCTCCGCTTTGGCTCGCGCTTGGCGCGGCTGCAGTTCGCGCGCATGGGTTTGGCGCCGACCGGCTTCTTCGCGCGCGTCGTCGCCGAGCAGGTCGATTTCGGCGCGCGTGAAACCTTCGCGCTGAAGATCGGCTTCGGTGCAAACGCCGCGTTCGGCCGCGATACGGCAGATCGTGTCCGCCATTTTTTCGCGGCGCGCGGCCATTGTTTGCGGGGGGCGGCTGTGTGGGGAAATGCGCATCGGTTCACCTCGTCGGGTTGCGATGAGGCAAAAGGTAAGCATTGCTTCCCCCTTTGTCAAGCGTTGCTTTCCTTGTTCGTCGCCTACTCCTGCCGGTAAGATTGAAAACGTAAGGGTTGAAGAGGTTGGAGATGCGGCTTGCCAGGACATATCGCATTGCAGTGGCGGGTGAGAGTTTCCGCAACGACGACGGCACCAGCCGCCAAAAGCTTCTTGCGAAAGCGAAACCGTGGATGGATGTCGATCTCGAGCCCGAGTCAGACAATCCGCACGACACGGAAGCTGTTGCGGTGTGGATCGTCGGCCTTGGTCAAGTCGGCTATCTGCCTAGCGGGCACGGGCTCTTCGACGATGTCGAAACGGGTTTGGTCGAAGCCAAGATCGACCAACTGACAGGCGGAACGGTCGATAAACCTTCGCACGGGTTGGTTCTCGAAATTCAAATCTTCGAAGACGATCCCGCGCAATCCGCAGCGCCGCTGTCGAATGCGGCTGAGCCCGCATCGAAACCTGCGGCGCTCGGTTCGAGTCGCCCGGCCTCCGCAAACCGTTCGATCGTTGCGGCTTTTGTGATGCTTTTCGCGATCGTGTTTGCATTCGGTTGGTTCGTGCAGCGCGCTGCGCAAAACACTTCGCCTCAATCCGCTATGCCGCGTGCAGCAGCGCCCGCGACCCCGCAGCAGCCGCCTGCTACGACGATATCGAGCATAGCCGGTCCCGATACGCCGTCAGGCAGGCGGCCGTTGAACCGCGAAGAGATCGTTGAGCTGCAGCAAGGTTTGATCCGGGCGGGCTTCGCGATCGGCCCGGCCGACGGCATTCCAGGATCGCGCACGCGTTCCGCGTTGCGCTCGCTCGAATTGCTGGCGGGTTGGTCGCAGACAGACTTAGGACCCGTCGCCGCCCATCTCGACTGGATACGCGCGCAGAAGCTCTAAGGGATTATGGCCAACACGCGCGCGGCCCAATCAAGCCGTACATTTTCGCGCGGGCTCGCGTTGCTGCTGTGCAGCCTAAACAACCCGGTGCGCAATCCTTTTTCGAGCTTTTTGACCAGCACCGGGCCGTCATGGACTTGCACGACACACAGGCGGCCAAGGCAAGCCGACGGCACGCCGTCGCGATTGCGCGAATAGTAGAGTGTGTAGCCGTCTTCGATCTCGGGCAGCATAGAGTCGCCGCGCACGCGCACGGCCACGGCCGGGCCGTCTTGCCCGGGAAACGGCGGCGCTTCGTCGATGCGTTGCCCTTTGGCGAGGTCGTCAACGAGAAATATCTCTGCACCCGCGCCGACATAGCCGACCACGGGGATTTGCGGCAAAGCGGGCGGCGTTGTTTTGCCGGTCAGCAGCCAATCGACCGTGACGCCCAAACGCTCGGCGAGGGCCGGTATCTTGTCGATATCGGGCCGTGCAGGCTTGCGTTTGGCGTGGGCTGGGTCGCGCTCCCATTGCGAGACCGCCTTGGGTTCGATGCCGAAGCTTTTGGCAAGTTCGGCCTGTGTCAAGTCAGCCGCCTCGCGGGCCTCGCGAATGCGTCTCGACAGCGTACTTTGCGAATCGCTCTTCATCATCCCGCTACGGTGAAAGCAATGCTTTTCTGCGTAAACCAAGCAGTGCTTGACAACGAGGGAAGCAATGCTTACCTTTATAGTCATGGAAAGCACTCTCACCCCGCCCGACATTCAAGATCGCCTTGTCGCTGCCAAGTATCGCGCCATTGAAATCGTGGGCGGCGTGCCGCGTTTGGCCGAGCGTCTCGGTGTGAAACGCCAGGCCATTTACCAGTGGTCCTGCATCCCCGCAGGTCGCGTCGGCCAAGTCGGATCGATGACCGGCCTCGCCGCGCACGAGCTGCGCCCGGATATTTTTCCGCCGCCGGTCTCGCAGGTTGCGGAGGCCGGTCAATGAAGGTTCCTCCGCTGCATCCGCTGCCGGGCCACAAGCTTCACAAGCTGGCCAAAGCGCGCGACCGCTATCGCCCGACGGCACGCAATCTCGAATGCTGGGTCGTCGAGGCGAAGATCGCGGTCGTCTTCGAGCGCGTGGCTGACCGAATTGCCGCCGGGTTTGTGGCATCCGCAAAGCAGTATCAACGGGCCCGGAACGATTTTTTTGCGTCGTTTTTTCATGGCCGCAAACCTATCGCGGTCGACCCGGCCGACTCCGTCCGACCGGAGGCCCAATAATGGCCGATACGGTCGCCGCGTTTTTTGCTGCCCTCGCCAAGCGGCGGCTCAATCTCAAGACTGCCGCCTATTTGGGCGACGGCCATCCCAAGATGCTCGAGCGGCTGCAGCGCGCCGAGACGCGCACGCTCGATGCCGCGTTCGTGGCGCGGCTGGCTGCGAAGCTTGAAGACGGCCCGGCGTTTGTTGGCGAGATTTTCGCCACGCCGAAAGCCGATCCGCTCGCCGAAATCCGCGCGGACCTTGCCGCGATCAAGGACCGGCTGGCGGTTGCAAGCGATTCGTGGTGGTTCGACGAGTACGGCCGTCGCTTCGCGGCCTTGCCCGATTTCGAAACAGCGGCGCGGCTCGCCCTCAATCTGCCGGCCGGGATCGATGCCTCTGCGTTTGCGCAGCGCAATCTCGGCTGGGTCGGCGTGCAAGACGGCGTGCTTGTTTCGAATGCGGCGGCGGCGGCAAAGGCGCTTGCGTCCGCACAGGCGTTTCTGGGAAACGCCGAGGAAGCACAGCCGCGCGGCTGGCAGGTGGCCACGGCCTCGATCGCGGCAGGGCTGCCGCGCGAATTCGACAATCTGGTTTTCGCGCGCGGAATCGGTGCCCTGCGCGATGCGCTGCAGGCCACGCAGCTTATGGATCGCTCGAGCCTCTATGCGATCGAGCGCGACCGCGTGACGACGATTTGGCTCGGGGCCGAGATCAAGACCTCGGCAGAGGCGATCGGCTTCCCTTTGGCTGCGCGCGCCGACCGGCCCTTCGCGGCAATGCTCGAACGGCATGTGCGCAGCGCTGCCGCCTGCGGCGCCAAGCTTTGGCATCTCGCCGGCATCGAGACGGCCGGCGTGCGCGCAAGCTACGACCGGCTCGCTTTGCCCACTTCCGACCGGCGCTTCGTGGCCCACGTGGTTTCTTTCAAATCGATCGAAAAGGTGACGGCATGAAAACACTGCCGGAGGATGCGGTGCTTTGGGGCAATGCGCTCGATTTCTCGGCGCTGCCCGACACCGAGTTGCGGCCTCTTGCGGGCCGGGCGGCGGCTTCGTGCTTGGCGCGCGCGGCCGAATGCGGCTGCGACGTGCATTGGACGAACGATCTGTTTTGGCTGCAAGAGACGCTCGCCGAATGCGGCGATGCCGCACGCCAATGGGCGCCGCTGCGCGCCGAATATTGGCCCGATGCGCGCAGCACCAGCTCGATACTCGTGCTGACTGCCAATGGCGGGCGCCAAGCGTTCGGGGCCATCTGCGTTCGGCGTTTTTGGATCGAAGGCGATCTGGGGCAAGCGCTGCGCACGGCCTTCGGCGCACCTGCGATCTTCGAGGATCTGGTGTTCGACGGCGATTTGGCGCGCGACGTGAGCGACTGCCATATCGCTTGGGCCTGCGGCCTGTGGCGCCACGACACGCTGCGCGGCAAGCGCATCGGCGCCGAGCTCGTGACCATGGCGGCACTCGATGCGCTCGCGCGCTGGCAGTGGTCGTGGTTTCTCGGCATGCGGCGCGAGAGCGCGCAGCAGCGTCTCGGCTTGGCGCCGTTCGACCGGCTCGAGGCGCGGCTGTGGCGCCGGTCGCAAGGCGTCAAGCCCGTGCAATCGGAATTGGTGCTGGTCGCCGGGGCCCGCGCCAAAATCCGCCGCCTGCAGTTCGAAACGGCAGGGGCTGCATGAGCGCCAAGGCTTCGGGATCTATGGGCGCGTCGAAAAGCTGGGTCGAATGGACGCCAGCCGACGATGCGCTGCTGCGCAAGCTGTGGGCCGAGGGGCTGACCAGCGGCACGATCGCCGCGCGCATCGGTCGATCGCGCAGTGCGGTGCTGGGTCGTGTCGGCCGCCAGGGCTTGCCCAAACGCGGCGGGCGGCTGCGCAAGAGAATCGATCAAGCTGCGGCTGTGCCGCAGCAACAAGCTTCGCCGCTGCGCCCTGCGCCGGCGAAGGCGATGCCGCGCGCACCGGACGCAGCGCCGCATCGTGGGCGTACCTCCCTGAACTCCCCGACGCCGCCGGGCAGTCCCCCGCTCGGCGGTGCCGGGGCTTTTTCGAAGGGCGTTCTTTTCGGGGAAGCGAAATCGACCCAGTGTGCGTTTCCGCTGTGGGGCGATTCTATTTCGGCCGATGCGGCCGCCGCCCGCCAACCCGGCCGCCTCGGCCGTGCGTACTACACCTGCGGCCAGCCGACCACGCGGCGCGTGGATGGCGGGCCTTCGCCCTATTGCGCGGGGCATCATGCGCGGTGTTTTGTGCGGCGCGCGGCACCGGTCGGCGCAGCGGGTGCGGCGGCATGACACACAGCCCGCCATCGGATGTATCTCTGCCGGCACTTTCCGATCTGCGGCAGGCCGGGCGCTATCGCGTGGTCTATGCCGATCCGCCGTGGGCGTTCGAGACTTGGTCGCATCGCGGCCAGGGCAAGGGGGCTTCGCAGCACTATGCCACGCAAGGGCTCGATTGGCTCAAGAGTCTGCCGATTTCCGACCTTGCCGCCCCCAACGCAGCACTTTTTTTGTGGGTGGTGCAGCCGCTGTTTCCGCAAGCGCTCGATCTCATTCGCGCCTGGGGCTTCGAGTACAAGACTGTCGGCTATATCTGGATCAAGTGCAAAACGCCGCCCGGCGAAATGCTGTTCTGGGACGAGGCCTTTGCGCAAGGGCTGGCGCGCAAGGGGCTTGGCTACCACACACGCTCGGGCAGCGAGCAATGCTGGATCGCCACGCGCGGCAAGGGCTACGAGCGCTTGTCCAAGGGCGAAGCGCAAGTGGTGCACGCCCCGTTGCGCGCGCATAGCCAGAAGCCCGACGAGATCGCCGACAGCATCTGCCGCTTGGCCAAAGGGCCGCGCGCCGAGCTGTTCGCACGCACCACACGCCCCGGCTTCGATGCCTGGGGCAACGAGACGACCAAGTTCGACCCAAGCCATAGATGCACGCCAGTCGGCGGGCCCCGCTACCCTGGGGCCGGTGGCGAAGATATGGATAGCGCCGGCACTTTCGACGACGAAGAATTGCCCGAAACGCGCGCCCTCGCTTGCGAGGCCGCTTCCCGCCCGGACGATTGCGTCGCAGCGAATCGATCGCGGGAAAGTGCTGCAGCGAGCCCGGTCAGCTGCAGCAATTCTTCAAGCGAAGACGATCTGCTCGAGATCCCACGCTTTCTGAAACGCGGGCCCGACGGGCGCTTGCTTTATCCGCGAGATGACGCACCGGTCGGCCGGGTGTTTCCGTGACCGTGCGCGTTCTGGCGCGCGGCGTGCCGCGCATGGATTTTGGCGATATTCATTTTTGGGGCGATGCGCCGCCGCATGGGCAGAGCCTTTCGGGCGCGTCGGCGACTTCGTTGCTGCTCGCCGACTATCGCCGCTGGCTGCGCATGCTCAAGCACCGGTCGAAACGTCGTCGGGTGGCGACTGCGCGGGCCTATCGTTCCGAGCTGTTCGCGATGTCGCCGATCGAAGCGTTGCGCTCGCGCAGCACCGATCTGCGGTCGCTCGAATTGGGCTATGCGCCGCGCGGGCTGGAGGCTTTGGCGGCCGAAGCGCATTGCACCGCGTTTTTTGCGCCCGCCGTGGCGCGATGGCTCGATGCCGCGATCGGCACGCCCGCCTGGCGGGTGGCCGGCTGCGGCATTGCGCGCGCGGACACGTTTGCCGACGGCACGTGGGACCATTGCGCCACGCACGACATCGACGGGCCGAAGGCGGGCACGGCCGTGCTGACCATGCCGGCGTTCGACGGGCCCGACATCGTCGAGCTGTTTGCGCTCGAGCTTGCCCCGCAGGCCACGCAGCGCCGCGCAGGCCGCGTGTATCTGCGCACGGGCCATGCGGTGGGGCTTGGCACGCACAGTTTCGAGGCGCGCGAATGGCGGGAGAACTCGACCAGGCTTGCCCTTGTGGCGCATCCGCTCGACTGGCTGCGGCGCTTTGCCGTGGCGCCTGAAACCGGGGCCTGCGTTCCGCTGCTCGACGGGCAGCCGTGCGCCTGGATCGCCGGGATCGACCCAGCGCAAGGGATTGTGCTCGACACGCATTTGCAGCGGGAAGCCGAAGATCTGCTGTGCGCGGCCGTGCCGGTTCTGGCCGACGGCAGTGTCGATTCCGATTTTCCGCTGTTCGTGCAGGCAGCCCTCGACCGCGCGCGGCGCCGGCGCATGCCGCCCAAGCCCGAGGTGCTGCTGTGGACGCCGGACGATTCTTCGAACGTAAAGGAACAGGCGGCATGAGCGATAAGAAGTTCGACATTACGGCATTTGATCGCGATGTTGCCGCTGTAGCAGCCCTTAAGGCGGAGCATCTGCCGAAGGACGAACCCGGCTTCGGCATGGGCTGGGTTGCGGTCCAAGCCGTGCAGATCGTCGGGCGGCTCGTGGGCGATGCGGCGTGGTGCCGGCGCGCTTCCGTGCTCGACGGCCTCGTGCAGCTGGCGGCTTTGGCCAAGGTCGCGCACGCGCACGCGAAGAAACAGTTCGATGCCCAGACCGGGCGCGGGTGAGCCTTGGCCGTTTCGAAGCTCGATGCGAAATCGGCGCGCGCCAAGGCGCGGCAGAAATCGCCCAAACAGGTTGCCGACCTGATTTTGGAAGAGATGGCAGAGCCCAATTGTTTCGAGCGCGGCCAGCTTTTTGCGGGGCTTGTGCAATCGCGCTCGGGCCTCGCCTACGGCTACAACGGCCGCTATTGGGAGCCGGCATCGCCCGCCACTTTGAAGCGCATCGCGTATCTGGGCGACATCGCTTCGTGCGGCACCACCAAGCGCAGCCGCATCGCCGACATCGTGGGGGTGCTCGAGGCTTCCGTCTACAAACACGATCTCGAATTCGTGCGCACGAGCGACCACGAAATCCCGGTGCGCAACGGCGTTGTCGACGTGCTCACCAACAGGATCCGGCCGCATCGCAAGGCCGACTGGCTCGACAGCGTGCTTCCCGTCGATTTCGATCCCGATGCCGTGGCCGACGATTTCATCGAAGCGCTCAAAGACTGGTTCGGCAACGCGTTCGGCGTCGCGGACGATCGCGCGGAAGCGCTGATCGATTTTTTCGGCTATGTGGCCTTGCCCCATGCGCGCTTCAAAAAGGCGCTTTTTCTGCACGGCGAAGGCGACAGCGGCAAATCGGTGCCGCTGAAGCTGTTGCGCAAATTCGTGGGCGACGAGTTCAGCTGCTCGCTCGGCGTTGACGAGATGGACGATCCGGTCAAGCGGGCCGTCATCAAACACAAGCGGCTCAACATCCTGACCGAGCTTTCGAGCGACGCCATGATCCGCGACGGCGGCTTCAAGACCATGGTCTCGACCGAAGAGCCGATCTTGCTCAATCCAAAATACGAGAACCCACACACCTATGTGCCGATCGCAAAACACGTGATCGCGGCGAACTCGTTTCCGCAGGTAAACGACCGCTCGGCTGCGACCTTCAACCGTTTGCTGCCGATCCCGTTTACGCGCGTGTTTCAGGCGCACGAGCAGGATGAGGGGTTGTTTGCGCGGCTGACCACGCAAGCGGCAATGAGCGGGCTCTTGAACCTCGCCATTGTGGGGGCGCGGCGCGTGATCGCGCGCGGCGGCAAGTTCGTGACGCCGAAGGCGGGGCTCGATCTGGCCCAGACCATGAAGGAAGAGAGCAATCCGTTCTATCAGTTCCAGGCCGCACGCCTGATCGCCGATGCGACCGGCAACGTGCGAGCGGGCGAGCTCGCCGACGAATTCAACGCATGGCGCAAGGGCGGCAAGAAGATCGACACGCGCACGATCGGCAAGCTGGCGCGCGGCGCTGGACTGCCTTGGGGCGACATCTGGAACCAGATGAACGGCGGCAACGATAAGGGCGTCAAAGGATGGCGGCTGCGCGTGACGTCGGACGGCGGCGGGGACGACCCGAGCGCCGGCGATTTCGGCTGAAGAGAGGGGCGGCGGGGCGTGAGCCCCTTCGCCGGAATTTTCGGGGCGACGCGCTGAGGGCGCGTGTCGCCGCCGGGCTCGTGCGCGCGGCTCGGCGAGGTTCGGCGCGTGGCGGGGCTGTGCCTCGCCGAACCTCGCCGAGCCTCGGCAAACGCTGGCGAGCTTCTTTTCTTCGCGCGCGCAAGGGCTTGAGGGGTACGCGCGCTAACGCGCCGGTCTTTTTCTTTTAGGAGTAGCGAAAAATGGCACCAAAAGCGGCAATTACAACGTCAACAATGGGTGCGAGCGCGGCGCGTGGGCGCGTGGGTCTGGCGACAAAGGCAGTGGTCGAGACCGACATCGAGGATTTGCTGGTGTGGGTTTATCAAAAGCAGCAGGCGCATAAGGTCGAGCCGATTGGTCTGCATCGGCCGGGCTGGGGCAGTTCGTCGCGAGACGGGTGTGCGCGGGTGGCCGAGATCGCGGCGCTCGGATGTGCGGTCGATGGCGGAGGGTATGCGAACGGTGCTTTGGCGGAAGACGCCGAGATCGTGCATAGCGAGGTGGTGCGGCTCGATGCGTTCGATGTCGGGTTGGTGGTTTCCCATGCGGTCGCGGGCACAAGGCCGGAGCCGCATGTGGGCAAGGTGGCGAGACTTGAAGCGGCGACGGATCGCGGTCGGCCTGTCGTGATCTGGTCGGATGCGAAATGTCGCTATGGATATTGCAAGCTGCAATGGCGCCTTTCGCAAGGCACGATCGATCTCGATAGGTATCAGTATGTGGTGTGGTGGCAAGCGCTCGATCATCTGTCGCGCGTGCTGAAGGGGAGGCTCGTGGGGCATCGTGTGGCGCCGCCTGCCGTACCCTCTGCACCATGGCTATTGACATCTGGGGGTGAATGATTGACAAAGCATCGAACGGTGAATTGCGCCTGCGCGGGGAAGCCCCGTTGCGCGGGCGCCTTTCGTTTGGAGACCAGGGAATGCCCAGCGCGCCGCCCAAGCATCGGCCGCCGGGCTGGAAGCCGCCTGTGCCCTGGCATCGGCCTGCCGACAAGGGCTCGAGTGCGCGAGGTTACGGGTTTGCGTGGCAGAGGCTGCGGCTGTCGGTGTTGGCCGAGGAGCCGCTGTGTCGCGCGTGTCATGCCGAGGGTCGCATCGTCGCGGCCAAGCATCTCGACCATATCGTGCCGAAGGCCAAAGGCGGCACCGACGCGCGCAGCAACCTGCAGCCGCTCTGTGTCGCGTGCCACCGCGCCAAGACCGCCCGAGACGACAGCAAGGGGTAGGGGGGGGGGATCAAATCTCCCCAACCCTCCCTCTATAGACCGCTTGGGGACCATCGCGTGCGTGGCCGCGAAATTCGGAAAAACTTTTTTGGAGGTTTGAAAACGTGCCGCGTGGACGTCCGCCGAAACCGGCGGCGGTGCATGCGCTGAACGGCAATCCGGGCAAGCGCAAGCGCGCGTCGGACGATGCAGCGCTCGCCCCTGGCAAAGCGCAGCAGATCGAAGGCTCGGTCGTGTCGATGCCGGTGCCGCCGCCGCCAGCCGGTCTCGATAAATCCGCGCGCGACCATTGGCGCGGCCTGGCGCCGATCCTGGTCAAGCGCGGACTGCTGCGCGAGACCGATACAGATAGTTTCAAGACCCTTTGCTCGCTTGAAGCGCTGCGCATCGATCTCGAGCGCACGATCGCGAAGAAGGGCCGCTACTACGAGCTGAACGGCATCGTCCGCCGCCACCCGGCGGTCTCGGACCTGCAGAAGACGCTCAAGGATCTGCGCGATTTGCGCGACCGCTTCGGCCTTTCGCCGCAGGCCCGCACGCGCGTTTCGACAATCGGCGGCGAACAAATGCCGTTGCCGTTGACCCCCAACCCGAGCCATTCGGAAATCCACCCCAAAGATGCAAACCGCCCTCCGGCAAACCCGCTCGACGCGTACATCGCAGAGCGCCCCGCCGGCCCCGTCAACTGATCCCGCCGACCGCGCCACCGCTTATGCGCGCGCCGTCGTTGCCGGCCATATTGCGACCGGCCGCCTCGTGCGCCTTGCGTGCGCGCGCCATCTGCGCGATCTCGAAACCGCATCCGAGCGCGGCTACGTGTGGAGCGTCGCGCATGCTATGCACGCAACCAATTTCTTCCGCTTCCTGCGCCACGGCAAAGGTGCGAAAGGCGGCAGCGTCATCGATCTCGAGCCGTGGCAATGCTTCGTCGTCGGCTGCGTGTTCGGCTGGCTGCGCGCAGCCACGGGCAAGCGCCGCTTCCGCCGTGCCACGGTCGTGGTCGCGAAGAAAAACGGGAAGTCCACGATACTGGGCGGCATCGCCCTCTACGGACTCTTGAGCGACGGCGAATTCGGCGCCGAGATCTACACGGCCGCCACCAAGAAAGAGCAGGCGCGACAGGTCTTCGACGCCGCCGATTTCATGGTCAAATCCTCGCCACTGATGATGAACCGGCTCGACCGGTTCAAATCCTCGATCGTCGATTCGCAGTCGTCGTCGCGCTTCCAGCCGCTGTCGGCCGACAGCAACACCGCCGACGGCATCAACGTCCACATGGCGATCGTGGACGAGCTGCACCGCCACAAGACGCGCGCGATGCTCGACCTCTTGTCGGATTCGATGGACGCGCGCAGCCAGCCGCTTTTGTGGGTCATCACCACGGCGGGCGACGACCGGCCGACCACGCCCTACGCCACGGAAGAGGATTACGCGATCAAGGTGCTCGAAGGCACGCTCGCCGACGACACCTATTTCGCGTACCTCGCGATGCTCGATCCGGGCGACGACTGGACGGACGAGAAAAACTGGATCAAAGCCAACCCCAACCTGGGCGTGTCGGTCGATCTCGAAAACCTGCGCAGTGCCGCCGAAAAGGCCAAAGGCACGCCCGATGCGCAGTCCGGCTTCAAGCGCCTGCGCCTCAATATCCGCACCGCCGCCGCCACGCGCGCGGTCGAGATGGCGGATTGGAACGCGCTTGCCCCTATGCGTGCAAAGCCAGCACCGGTCGAGATCCGCGCGGGCCGCCGCTGCTGGGGCGCACTCGATGCCGCCTCGAAGACCGACCTTGCAGCTTTTCTGCGGCTCTACGAGCCGTGTGGCGCCGATCCAAAATGGCGCTTGGAAGCGCGCTTCTGGGTTCCTGGCGACAAACTCAACGAGCGCGAAAAGCGCGACCGCGCGCGCTACCGCGACTGGGTCGCGCAAGGCTGGATCGAAGCGACCGAGGGCAATCTCATCGACCACGCGGCGATCAAGCAGGCGATCGTCGACGGCCACAAACAATCGCCGCTCGAGAGACTCGGCTTCGATCCCTGGAACGCGACGATGCTCTCCCAGGCCGTCGCCGCCGAAGGCGTGTCGATCGTCGAATTCCCGCAAACGCTGCGCAGCTACGCCGCCGGCGTGGCCGAGTTCGAAGCGCGCCTCGCAGCAGGCGATCTCGACCATGGGGGCAACCCGGTGCTGGCGTGGATGGCGTCGAATCTGCACTGGTGGAAAGACGGCAAGGACAACAAGATGCCCCACAAAGGCAGCTCGACCGGCCGCATCGACGGCATGACGGCGCTCTTGATGTGCCACGCGCTCGCCGTCACGCCGGGCGAAGCGCCGCCGCGCTCGTATCTCGAGAGCAGCAGCATGGCGGTGCTGTAATGGCTTGGCGCCTGCCGTTCTTTGGCCGCAAATCGGCACCCGCCGCCGTTCGCACGTTCGAAGAAACGATGGCGCGTCTCGACGGCGGATTCGGGGATGCGTTGTCTTCGCTCTACGTCTCGCCGGAAACGGCGCTGCAGGTGTCGTCGGTTCTGGCTTGCGTCAAAGTCATCGCCGACGGCTGCGCCACGCCGCCGCTCAATCTCTATCGTGCAACCGACGGGCGAAACGGCCGCCAGCTTGCGACGAACATCCCGGAGTTCCGGATGCTGTCGCGGCGGCCGAACGAGTTCCAGACGAGTTTCGAATTTCGCAGGCAAATGACGCTGCATGCCGCTCTCACCGGCAACGCGCTGGCGATCAAAACCAAGGTCGGCACGCGCTTGCGCGAGCTGCTGCCGGTGCCGCCGGGCTGCTGGACCGTCGAGCGTGTCGGCCGCTACGAACTCGTCTATCGCGTGAGCGACGAATTCGGCCCGGTCGGCCAGTTCGGCCCCGAAGACGTATTCCATCTGCCGAACCTGCATTGGGACATCGTCAAGGGCTTGCCGGCCCTCCGGCTTGCGCGCGTCGCGATCGGCCTTGCCGCTGCTGCGGAAGAAAGCCAGGTCTCGCTGCACGTCAATGGCGGGCGGGCAAGCGGCATCCTCACCACGAAGAATTCGGTCACGCCGGAGATCGTCGATCGCCTGAAGGAACAATGGGCGCAGTTCACGAAGCGAAACCGCAACGGCACCGCGGTGCTGGACAGCGGCTTCGAATGGCACCCGGTCGCGGTTTCCGGCGTCGACAGCCAGCATGTGGAAACGCGAAAACTGCAGGTTGAGGAAATCTGCCGCTCGTTCGGCGTGTTTCCGATCATGATCGGCCATTCCGACAAGAGCGCGACCTTCGCTTCGTCGGAGGCGTTTTTCGCCGCGCATCTGCGCCACACGCTTGCGCCCTGGCACCAGCTTTGGGTGCAGCGGCTCGACGAAACCGTGCTCGACGGCGCCGGCCCTCTCTTCGTCGAGTTCGACACGCGCTATCTCATGCAAGGTGCGATGAAGGATGCGGCCGTGTGGGCGCGCACGATGGCCGAGATGGGCATCTACACGCGCAACGAGATTCGCGATTTCTACGGCCTCGATCCGCTGCCCGGCCTCGATGCGCCGTTGACCCCCAAAAACATGGGCGATTCCAAGCCCGATCCGCAGGAGAAGCCCGATGCGTCCGATGCCTGATCGCACCGACACAGCACCGCCTGCGAAGGCGATCGTCCCCGTTTCGCCGGTCGTTCGGCGTGCTTGCGAAACGGCCGGCCCGCCGCGCCCCCCCGAGACCAAAGAAACCGCGCGCGGTGCGGCGCGCCCCCTCGAGACCAAAGAAACCGCGCGCGGTGCGGCG